TTAGATACGGCTCACCGTCATAGGAACGGTTGATGTTGTTCTCTATCTCCGAACCACACAACTCGTATTTGGTTGTGGATTGAACTGGAGGTATCTCATCAATCGTGTAATACGATGTGAACAACCCAGGTGCAGGATCAGCTGACGCCGACGGCATAAAACCAAAGATCGAGGCTAGAAGCGCAGGCGCAACAATCAGCCAACGAGAACGAAACACATCAGGTCACGCAGGACGTGTTAGTGGTGCTGGTGGTTTTTCTTCATGTTCCCAAATTGTTAACTCTGTTCCAAGAACAGCCCAACCAGCAAGAAAACCTTTTTCAAGCAACAACGCAATAACTTCCTCGTGGCTCATGCTGAAATCTCCATTAAAACCAACATACTTTTAGGGTTTGAGGTGTTACCTGTTTGTACTCGTACAGATGCAGCCGCAACATAATTCTTGAATTGTGTTTTATATGTTGTTGATGAAACTGTTGCTGGACTATCCAAATACGAAAGAACGATTGAGCCACAATAGTTAACGCTGCTTGTCCCGTTTGACCCACCACTTGCAAAAGTAAGTTCAGTTGCACCGCGCACCAAATTGACAATAAGTTCGGAAGTACTGTTGCCTGCTTCTTTACCGCAACCGTTTTGTATGGCCACCACAAGGATTTTACTTGAAGTTGATGTAGGGGTTATTGTATTGGTAAGTCCAGTGTCGGCGTATGTTGTCGTAGAATTGCTTCCAGGAGTTCCAAACTCAACAAAATTAACTTGCAAAACTCTGAACGCGCCACGCAGTAGGTTCATATCTGCACTTGTGAGGACTTCTCCTACGGTGAACGCTGCTGGTAATGCTGTTGGTGTAGCCATATCTCTCCTATCCTAGTCCGTAATTTAGATCGTTCAGCGCAGACGTATTTAACTTGAATGCCAACCGTATCTGCCCTAATCCGACAGTCACTCGATGCCCTTGAGGGTTCACAGAATGACGAATAGATTCGACCACCACGTTCCTTGAAACGGTAGCTGGCGAACCCACATTGAAAGTTTTAGAAACCGACAACACATCACCAATCTCCAACCCAGCCATCACCTCCTGCTGAGCCAAAGACAACGCATTCACCAACACATCAAACTCCGAGAACTGCACAACAGGATTCTCATACTTCACCAACAACAAATCAGCCAACGCCTGATCAGCAACACCATCATCAACCAAAGGCAAACCAGACAACGACAAAGTTTTGATCCCATAAGTCAACTGAGAAGCAGTCCCATTAGCCACAGCAACATCAACCCCACCAGCAACCGCAACCGTCACCCGATTCAACACCGTCTCAGCACCATAAACATTTGACAACGACTGAATCGGCAACCCAGCCGTACCACCAAACGAAGCCACAGCAGTACCAGACGACACAGTGACCCGAGCATCAAAGTTTAACAACCCAGAACGATCAACAAACAAACGCCCATTCTCAGCCGTAGCCACATCCTGCAACGCCTGCAACACATTCGTCCCATCTTCGTATGGGAAATCGCCACAAGTCGCAACACCTGTCTCAATGCTTCGCAACGCTGTCGAGAACGAAACTTCGTTGAGGTTCAAGATGGCGTTGATTCGTGCTGAAGTCAGTTGTTCAGATGGGGTGAATGCTTCAATGGTGGTTTGACCGAGTTGACCGAGCGCATCAGTGGACATGATCGTTGCTGATGAAAGATTCGGTTCTTCATAATCCATGTTCAGGTCATACACATATCCTGTGAACAGTGCTGTGGTTCCGGCTGTGCCACCGTACACCTGGAACTGGCGACGTGGAGCGATACCTACAGTCCCACCCGAATACCAGCTAGACGCTGTATTAAGTGGATCAAAGAAACGGTCAGCTGCACGATCATCAGCAATGACTGTGCAACTTGAAGAAGGCACAGATTCAAGTTGTGTTGAACGGCCACGACTGATATTAATGTTCGTCACATACTCTGTGATATCCACAAAGTTTGTGCCACCATCCAACACAGCAAAACCATCCAACTCGCTTGTATCCAAAATAAAATAGTTACCAATAAAACCAACATCCAACAACACCTTGTATGTTGAACCCCACTTAGTAGATTTAGACATCAGTAAGTCGCATAGGCGTTGCCGCCATTTAGTCTCGCTCGACGAGCCAACAAATCACCAATAAGGTCAGCAACCTCAGCCTCAGAAGCAACCACACCAGCGTTCACAATGATACTGGCACCTTGACTACCCTGCCCAGAAGGATATGTGAACGCAGCATTACCAGTCACAGTTTGAGGAATAGAACCAGCAAAACCACCCAAAGGATTATTCGCAGCAATCTTAGGGAACTTCAAAGTCAACGCAACAGCATTCGCATACGCTTCCCTATATCGCACCAACGCATCACTCTCACGTTCAATCGCCTCAGTCACACCATCAGTCGCATCACGTTGGCGAAGTTTTGCATCCTTCAATTCATCAGACAAAGTTTTGTAAGTCTCCGAATCTGTTAACGCCCCACTGATCGCCTCATTCAACAAATCCTGCTTCTTAGTCAACGAATCAGTCGCATCAGTCTGGGCATCAGTAGCATCAGCAACTGACAACTTCGCTTCAGCCAAACCAATCTCAGCATCACGAATCTCTTCAGGTGTGGCACCCTTCATCAAACGAAGATCAGACAACTTTTTCTCTGCATCAGTAACAGCAAACACCGCTTCCTCAACATTGAACTTTGCGTTAGTCAAACCAGTTTCAGCCTTCAACAAATCCTCTGGTGATGATCGCCTACGACGACGAACCTTCTGCAATTCTTTCTCAGCATCAGCAATATCCAAAATACTTTTAGCCTGATCCTGCTTAGCCCTAGCAACACCAATCTCAGCCTCACGAATATCCCTAGGGTCAGCACCCTTCTTCGCACGTACAGCAGCCAAGTTCTCCTCAGCATCCTGAACATCCTTAATCGACTTCTCCACACCATAATTGGCACGTTCCAAATCACGTTCCGAAACAGCCAAATCATGTGCAGCTTTACGAGCTTGAGGACTATCAGCCCCGAAGCCAGCAACAGCAGCATTGAACTTGTTTTGTGCATCAGTCAAATTGAGGTTCGCTTCGGTCAACGATTCTCCGGCTTTGATTGAATCTTTCTGCGCATTGTTATATGCCTTTTTAGCAGAGTTGTTTGCCTTCAACCCGTCCGTATATTCTTTCAACTTCTCTGTGGCAGTCTGCACAGTTTTAGCTGTACCACCAACAGATTTATTAAATCCACCATAAGTAATTGTTGCACCATACAATTCTTTAGCCATTTTGTTCAAACGATAACCTTGATCAAATATGATTTTTTCGGGGCTAACTTTCATAAACTCCACACAAGCACCAGCAACATCACGCCAACCTTGAGCGGTTTGTTCCAAGGTCGAAGGCATTGGATACAAGGCTGTATTCACTTTGTCAACGGTTCCGCTTGTATCAATTAAAGTTACATTGACACCTGGAATCAGATTCAATAATCTTCCCATCCCATTAGCAAGATGATTCCAAGCATTGATTAGGGGTTCCATATTGTCTGTCAAATAAAGAAATGCAACACTTAATGAAGCAACAGCGACAATAAACAATCCGATTGGATTAGCAGTCATTGCGATATTCAGCAAGTATTGTGCAGCAGTAACTGCGGCTAAATAAATTGGCTGCAACTTCAAGGCTAGGTTGTAACCCAAATAAGCAGCAGTCAAACCACCAATGGTGATAATCAAAAACTTAAACAATGTATTATGTTTCATTGCAAAATCTGCGACAGATTGAAACAACGGCAACAATGTTTCAAGAATAGGAACCAAAGCAGCACCAATAGACTCAGACAATTCACCCATCTGATTCTTGAGAATTGCCATCTGACCAGCAGTGGTTCCAGCAGCAGCAGCAGCAGCTCCACCAAACCTGTCATTCAATTCAGCAAATACTTGATCTAAAGTTTGACCAGCTTTGATGTTGTCATTCAAAGAAGGTGACAATGATTTCAATGCTTTGAACTGATCGTTGTACCCCTTAGCCAAAGCCGAGGCAACATCACTCAATGGCATCTGTGTGGCCGTAGCAATATCCATTGCAAGTGTGATGTCTCGTTGTGCAGTAGCCAAACTTCCAGAACCCTGAACCAATGCAGCCAATGCCGGACGCAACATCGAATCGCTAAATGTTGTGGTTCTAGCAAACCCTGCAATCATCTCCTCATTTTTGGCTATGACTTCATCAGTGGCATTTGTAACATTCCGTAAAGTAAGTGCAAGCAATTCTTGTTCTTTGGCATCATCAATGGCTGCTGAAACAGATTTTGCTGCCATCGCACCAAGACCAGCAAATGCGGCTGTGGCGGCAAGACTTACCGCATTAAATGATTCAAAGATTCCACCAGTTGACTTGCCCAACCCACCAATTTCACCACTAAGTCCTTTGATGCCTTTGATGGCATTAGCGGTATCAGCCAGGAACCGAACTATGAATGTGCGTTCGCCAGCCATGCGGCAATTCTAGATGACATCCTCACAAGCCGAGCGCAAGGCACGAAAGTCAGCCAACACAGCAGACCACAATGCTTTACCTTCAAGACCGTCATACTTCGTAATCACTTTGCCAGCATCCCACCACGCATCATTCATCTCAACACCAACAGTGCGTTTGCGTCGAGGCTGAGCCGACTGACGTGGTGACGATGGTGTTGGGTTCCGTGCAGGTTCGTATTGGAAGTCTGTGTCAATGAATGCACCTGATTGTTCGTGGAACTCCCAAGGTTGATCTGGTGCATGTTGTGGAAGATAGAAGATACGAGCAGCATCTTTCGTTGCAGGGTCACCCTGCAAGTTGAGTCGTTCATGCAACTCAGCCCACACAGCTCGCCACAGCCCTGCCGGTACACGCTCAGCCAACGGCAAAACTAAGTGGTAGTGAGGATCATCCAGTCGATGCGAATATGTGGAATAGGCAAGATACTCAAACCCATCAAGGTTGGCATTGGCAAACGATTCACCGTCCATGTCAACGACCAACGCTTCAATGAACCTGATCGCAGTATTACCGCGAGTCCTACCTGGGTAATACTCAACAGGCGACCACAACGCACCATCAGACTTGTGTGCGTTCTCCTCATGGTGCATCAAGCGTTCTTTGAGGTCATCCCAATTCGTTGCGAACGGCTTCGGCTGAACAGACTTAACAGAATCAAAATAGACAACCATGAACGCCTCCCTACCTACAGGGTAGCGGAACCACAGCCAAAGTCAACGATCTTTCAGATTCTGCAATACCTTGTCAATAGCATCCAAATAAACCTTGGCGATATTGTCTTTGTTCTTACGCACAGTAGGCCAAAAGAAGTACCCAGACTTCCCACGATGCCGAAGAAACTGGGTAGTCCTACCCCCACCCTTACGCCCCATCTCAGTACCAGCCCGAGACTTAGCCCCAGCTACAGTCCTATTGGATGAGCCATGTTTGCCACCACCAAACTCCGCACCAAAGAAGACATCACCCCTCGTAACCTTCACCCTGCGAGTTCTATTCGGCTTGGTCGTAGATACGAACCCAGACTTGTCTTGCAACTTAATTGTCGGGAGACGGTCACGTTGCGCCCTCATGCCCTTCATCACTTCCAACGCTTGACGATTACGAGTTACTGATGCAGCCTCAAAGGTTGCTGCAACAACTAGTAATTGAGCAACATTTTGACCTGCAATACGTGCTTGCTTATTGAAATCAGGATACGTCTTAGATAAGTCACGTAGGAAGTCTGTGATACCAACTATCTCAGTTGGTGCGTTTGCCCTTCCAGCTACTTCAGAAGAATAATTTGCACGAAATTGTCCTGATCGACTTAGACCTGCCATACACCGATACTACTTGCCTAGGTGAATGGCTCTCCATCGAAGGTACGCCAACATTGTGAACAGCATTCGTGGTTCTTCAGCCAGCAAAACACTGGGAGCAATCGATGTCTCGCAAGCGAGATATGCAATTACCCAGTGGGCTGACTTAT